CAGTGCCTATTAAATTATATCCTTTATCAGGATGTTGGTACAAGACGGTCAACGATCTTTCCGTATGAACCATTGTCTGCTGGGAGCAGACGGAATGAAACTTCAAACATTGAGGCTTCATCTCTCGTTACAGTATCTGCAAAGAGAGATGAAGCCTCAATGTTTGAGCAGACGGAATGAAACTTCAAACATTGAGGCTTCATCTCTCTTTGCAGATACTGTAACGTTTTCAATTGAAAGCGCACGGTAAGCAACGTAGATTCTTTCAATTGAACTTCCTGCTGCACAATCTCCTGTACCAGGTCCGACTGCAATAAGTCCACGCTCAACTGGGCATTCGCCAATTTCGCCTGATGTAAGTTCCATTACATCTGCGTAGTTTATTGATCCTCTTTCTAGTGGGTTGTTCCACTTTTGATTTTCAACTAGATCGTCACTTGGAGCAGCAATTGCAACGAGAAGGTTCTCAAGTGTTGCTTCTGCAAATGCTGTATTAAGGTTAACCTGCATTCCTTGCTTGTACAACTTTGCAACGTCAAGAAGTTGATCTACTTGAACTTCACCAAAGTCTGGTTGAAACTGAATTTCCAAACCATTCATTGTGTAACCTACGTTACGGACAACTGTTGAGGCAGTTGTAAGTGTTTCGCGATATGTTGTCCCTGCTACGAAATTTGGTAGTATTGGACTAGCATTTGTTGGATCGAACTGAGTGGTCTTTGATACGAATAGTGCCGCTGCACCAACGATAATCTGCTTTGAATCACCACGACTATAAGCCATTTTACTTCACCTCTATTTTCCTTTTATTTTTTTACTGCGGATGTTTCCTCAGTACCATTATACCTGCTTTTTTTATGTCAAAAAAGATTCTAATGGTTCAGTGAAATGATATTCAGATTGAACAATAAATTCAGTAATATAGTATGGTCTTGTGCTAAAGTTTCTATTTGTAGAAGCCTCTGATTGGAATACTCTTAAATTATGAAAATAGACTTTATATTTGTTATTATTCTGTCTATTCCACTGATTAATGTCTTGAGCAGCATCATCCATTCTATCAAGAATATATTCAATTGCAAGCCCCCATTGCAATGATTCAATATCAGTTGCCTTTACTGCATAAAGTATATGATCCTTTTTTATTGGATAAAAAGAACTTCCCGTAGTTCTCATCATTCTGTCATAAATAATGTAAGGCTTGTTCTCCCAACTTGCTCCTGTTGCTGAATCGCTGAGTGGGAAAAATGGCAAAGTAGATCCATACCTTGCTGCAAAACTTGGTTCAATGTCTTTCATGGTATCCCATAGATATCCATTTACTGCAAGTACTGGTAGGGTTAAATCTGTTAGACTCATTCAACTACCCCCTTAACATTTAAATATTCTTTTCCTGCACGAATACCCTCATTACTACCACTTTTTGCCCCAGAAGAAAATGATGCAGTAAATTCTCTTGCTGTTGACAATTTACTTATGAGTGGCCCCAACAATCCGTTAGTAAAATAGTTTTCAAAAAAATCATTAACAGTTTCTCCAAAACTTCCAGCAACTTCATCTCCACCGGGATGATCTATATAGATTGCGTTTGTAGTGAATACTGTTTCGCCGTTATTTTCAAATGCCAATACGTCACTGTTCTTAGGCTCTATTACTACTTTAATAGAATTTTCCATAATATTTGCCTTGTCTACAAATGGTTCATTTGATGTATTGCTTACAGATTTAGATGGAAGGAATTTTCCAGTAAAGTGAATACTTTTTCCTGAAACCATTGTGTCAAACTCAAAAAGTCTTGATGCTTGATTTCCTGACTTTCCCCATTCATACACATGGTGTAACCTTAATGGATTCATTCTTGCTTGAGCATCAATATATTTACCCAATGCAGCGGAAGTAAAATTAGCGATTTCATTATTAAATTCTATTTTTTTCATGTCTATTCCTTTAAGAAATCCGTCAGAATATTTCACAACATTGTTCAATGTCCTGTTTAATTGCATTGCATCTATTTTAACGTTTATCATGTTAACAGATCACCTTGAATATCTGAACGCTCTAACTGTATTTTATAATAATCTACCTTATTAAAAGGACCAACATATGGTTGATTTGCTTTAATCTCATATAATGTCGGCGTACCAATAAATCCACCAACAGTTTCAATAAAGAATGGTTCATCTGCTTCCAATCCTCGAATATTATTTATTAAGATATTAGACAGTGGGTAGTATTCTCCATTTGAAGATTTTCTTAAATCTTTTTCTGTTCTTCCATAAAGCATGGTTTCTAATTTAAAAAAAATATCGTTGCTAGCAGAATTGAATGTAAAGTTTTCATCATTAGATCTATCGCTAATTGAATAAATTGAACAATGCTCCGTTCTATCAAAAAACCATTCTTTTACCATTTTTCCATAATCGTCTTGAGTCTCTATTGAATAGTAAACATCGCAATGCATTGGAAAGAATAGGTTGTAACATGGAAATAACGCCATTATAGAACCCCAAGGCGATAGATTGGCCTAACGTAGGCAGAAAGAATTTTGTCAGCAATTCTATTTCCAGTATCTTTAAATGCAAGATCATTGAACTTAATGTTAAACTGATCGCTTTTGTATTCTGAGATATATTGATTAACATAAGGAAGATTATTACACTTAATGTCATTGATAAGGAGGCTGGTAGCCTGTTTTATATCCTGCGGAATGATAGGCCATCCCGCTTCAACTAATACTACATAGTCCCATCCAGATGGAAACATTACAGAGTTACCCCCGTAATCTGAAAATGTTTTAGTATCATACACGTCATATGCAAAGTTTGGGGAATCATTTGTGTTATAAAGGGTAAAGGAGTCTGATGCACCTCGCCTCATGTTTACAGGCTTTGACTGTGTTCTATTAAATCCAGTTGCACTAGGCATTACTACACTAATAGATGATTTATCTGGAGTTATATAATAGTCCCTTACGTTTGTCCAAGTTTCTGGGTCTGCTGGTTCTGCATCATACACAACGATATCGTTTTCATACACTCTCACTATTCTATTAAGTCTAAATGGAACTGATAGATAATCGTTACCTAGTCCTACGGTTTCAACCGTTTCTCTTGTATACATAAATCCACCAGTTACTGAATTAATCATTGCTCTTGCAATTTCCTCATAGATTATTGCGTTTGCTATATCTTCTGGAGTTTCGGCAATGCTTAATGGATTTATATATGGACGCATAATTGTAATTGTATCTACCCACACTAAATCTCCACGCAAGATTGTTGTTTCTGGTGTCATTGACAGATTATAATAAATTTCTCCACGATATTCATCATCATACCTAGAGAAATAATTAGGTAGATCTATGGAGATGACTCCGCTTGAATTGCTAGGGCTTCTAATCTCTACAAGATCTTCTGCGTAATCGTCAAGAATGCACAGCACATATTCTGTATTTACTTCAAATCCAGACTGAGTAAATGTAAGCGGGAACGGTTGCGTTCTTGCAATTTCCATAAATTACTTACCGAAATATGTTGCTACTTCTTCAGGGGTAGCCTTTCGGATACCATCCCTAGAAAGCCACTTTTCGGATGCCCCCTCTGTTACAATATTATAGCCTTTGCTTACCGCTCCAACATCTGACCAACGAATGTTTTTGTTTGACCAAAGTGCAATCTTTTCTGAAACATTTTTTGGCTCTTCTTTTTCTTCTATAATAATCTTTGCAAGTGCTCTATCGGCAGCGTTTGATCCAAGAACACTCTCGGAATTTTTTTGCATATTTGAGGATTTTGATGTTTTCTTTTTTGCTGGTCCAGTAATAACTTTTTGATTGTCATCGTTAATAACTTCTTTTACCCTTACACTTTCAAAATTTAAATCTTCTTTAGTTTTTGGCATTTCTTTTGTCAAGCCTACTGATTCCATCATGTAACACCTCTCCTTTATATTAATTATATCATTATATGGTTAAGGGGAGGGACCGAAGCCCCTCCCCAAACCATAACACATCTTGCATTAGGAAACAACTGGTGTTGCTTCTGCGTATGCAATTGCGTCTAGTTCTTCCCATGTTAGACCAAAGCGAACGAAAATTGTATATTCAATTGTGTCCTTCTTTGGCTTGTATTCACGGTTGACGGTGATGTCTCTCTGGAAACCCCATACACGGTTCTGTGGGAATGTCAAATCGACATAACCAGCAGGGTAGTAAGGAACTTCCTGAACATTCATGCCAAGAACACGAGTGGTACGAGCGCCACCAAATGTCTGTCCACCACCTGAAAGGTAGTCTTCACGACGGCCTGGTGTTCCGCTAACTCTTGGCATAAGTGCTTCAGAGATAGCATCTGCAAGTGTACCGTTGTTCTTTACAATGTTTGCAAAAACATCTGTACCTGCGTAGAACTTGAGTCCTGACTTGATAGCACGGTACTTGCGTGGGAGAGCATAAATGATCTCCTGCATTACCTCAGGTGTCCATCCTCCTGTTGTATCAACGACTGCTTCGTGTGAATCTCCATCAGTTGCCTGATTTACGAAACCGTTCATGATACCAAGGAATGGGTCCATTCCTCCAGTACCGTTGATGGCAAGATCCTCAAGGTCGTTACCGAATGAGTTTGTCATCAAACGAACTAGATGGTCTTCAAGTGCTGCACCTTCGATGTTATCTTCAAGTGCCTCAGTTGAAACCTCCCAGTCAAGACGAATCTTCTTTGTAGTAAGTTCAACCTTTGTGAATGTTGCACCAGCATTGGTGTATTCACCAAGTGCCTGTGCTGCTGAACGGATAACACGCTCACCTACGTTGACCTTTTCAAGTTCAATCGTGTTTGCACGCATTGTAACTCTACGACCGTCTTGGGCGAGAACTGTTGCATCCCAAACATAGTCGATGAATCGACGTGCTTGTTCTGGGTTGAGAATACCACCAGGTGCTCCTACTGGATTAACTGCGTTTGGGCCTGTTGTGTCACCATAATTTGCGTTTGGGATGTTTCCCAATACACCAACACTTGGGTCTTCCACAGTACCAATACCTCCTGCGGCAAGTGCTCCTTGACCTTGGTATAAACCTGGGTTTGGATCACCGTACTCTCCTGTATCACTTGGTTGGTTCTTAATAATTTCTTGTGTCATTGTGTTTCACCTCCTGAATTTCTTTCTGTTTTATTTAAATAGATCGGCATTTTTGAGGAAACTGCCGCCCCACAGTGATTTTTTAACCACTATTGGTTGTTCCTGCAAGATCTCGCCAAGATCAGCAGACTTACGGAAAGCAGTGTCCTTTTCCACAGCGTCCACGCGCTTTCCAAAACTATCTTTCACTTCACTTACCTCATTGCTGACTCCAGCAATTGCCTTGTTAATGCCTTCAATCTTAGCATCAAGAGCCTTTACTGTTTCAGCAAGAGTAGAAAGTGCAGATGTAAGATGATCGTTAATGGTGTCAATCATTTTGGTTGTAGCATTAACATCTTCTTCACTGACTACTGATGGTGAAATGGCTTTCTTTGCCTCATCACTCATGTCGCCCTTTTCTTCTTCGGCTCCTGAATAGGCTTTTTCTGCCATTTCATCTTCTGAGTCTTCTTCGTCTTCTTCTGTGACTTCGATCTCAATAGCCTTTTGCGTGTCAACCATAGTGACAGGAATTGCGTCCTCCATTGGTGGATTGATTTGCTCTTCACTCATTGACTTTTCGATCTCATCTACAACGATAATATCTGAATTCATCTTGCTTACCTCCTTTACCTCTGATTTACTAATCGCATTAACTGTTTCTACTAATGAAATATTCTTAATAACGCGACGATTTGTTGGTATAATTATACCGTCTTTTTGTGAGTATAATTTTATTATCACAACTGGATCGTCTGTTTTTGCCATAACAGCAACTTCTTCAGACGAAAGCCTTGCTCCACCCTTAAACACTAAGTCAATTACTCTTCCATAACTATCATCAAACTTAACGTATGAATCAATGTCAATATTCTTTTGAATTATGGTTTTCTTTGTATTAGTGATTATTTCTTTTATTACTGATGTTTTTTCTGAATCATTGCTTTCTACAAAACCAATGTTTGACATAGCCTTGTCGCATTGAGGGCAAGCCTTATTTGCTCCATATGACATTTGAATAACATCATCTTTTCTGCACCAAAATACATTTTCAATTGTTGCTTTCATTAGGTATCCTGTTCCTTGACCCTTCTCAATACTAATAACGTTAGCGAATTGATTTGCTGGATTGTCAACTAAAGAAAGTTCGCTAAGGGAATACTCTTTAATTACTTGGTATTTTTTATTTAACTCTTCGTCAAAAACATCTTCTGAGTCATGAACTTCTCCACCTATTGAAAATGCACTAAGCGTTCCATCAAGTACCTTTTCCCATGTGTCTTGAGCACCCTTGCTTACATAAGCGGATACATAGATTCCATTGTAGGATTTATTGCTTTCTGCATCAAAATATGTTTCTTCTTTAAAAGAAACTACCTTGCCGACAGAAATTGGTTGATGCATCTCTCTTATGTTTCCTCTAAAAGACTCAAAGGCTTTTATTGATGCTTCAAGTGGAACAACGTCACCTTGTCTATCAAGATTGTCCAGTGTTGCAAAACCATGTACCATTCTTTTTTCTACATCTATCTTAGAAATAGGAGTAGAAAAGTTAAGGTGGTTGCCACTGATTGCTGTTTTAGTTTCTTGGAATTTAATCATGACTATTGTAATTATAACATCATTTTATAACGATTTCGTTATGATGTCTTTGCTCCTTCACCCTTAGGGTTTCTTCCTGTTACCGCAGCAGCACCATCAGACTGATTATTTGATCTTTCTGTGTCTCTTGTTTTACTCCCCGCCATATTTCCTTTAGCATCTGCTGCTTGTCTTGGGTTTAACTCAAGAGGAACATCTCCACCATCTCTTTGCGGATATCCAATCTTTTCACGAACCTCGTTTGGAGTAAGAACTTGATTCTTTACATATCTTTCATTAATCTGAGAGTCTGCAATTTCATCAGTAAGACTGAGTTGATTAAAACAGAGTTTAATGATGTCTGTTTTCTCTCTAATGATCTTGTTTACAGCCTTCTCAACATACTCTTGTAGTGGCTTTGCGACTTGATCTCTAAACGTTCTATCTTGACTCATTGCCGCAGCAAGACCACCCGAACCAGTACCACCTAGTTTAGATAAAGGAACTTGATGCGCCATAAGGATGTCGTCACGATTACGCAAGCGATAGTCGCTGAATGATGCTTCTTGTACACCATTCTCTACGGGATGCATATCAAACTCTATCTTGCTTCCCTCGCTATCACCAGGAAGTGGAATGTAAAGTGTTCTGTGTGATTGACCTTTAAGTCCAGTTTGGAAGAATCGGAATAACTTATCTTCTGCTTCCGCAGTCAACTTAGCACCCTTAACAGTAATGATGTATCGTGGAACAGCCTTGTTCTCAAAGTAGTCAATATTATACTGAGCAGCCATCTGATCTCCACGAAGAGAAGTCATTGCAGCAATAATATCTGGAACACCGTAGAACGTATTGAGTGGAGAATATTCTTTGAGGTGAATTACCTCGTTAGGTCTATTGTCAGTTGTAACTGGGTTTGGGTTGGTAGCACCAAAATTTCTAAAATATGTAATAGTTCCTGCAATGATTTGAATATATCCATCATGAAGACGACGGACACGCATTGTTGTTGAAGGTATGTGACCAACGTATCCAATATCGCCAACCACCGTTCTACCGATTTCAATATAACCGTTTCCAGTTGCTTGCATATCTGTAACTACTTTTTCAAGAGTTTTTGTTAAACTATCATCATCGTTGCAACTTTCTATCCAATCAGCCAACTCAATTTTTAATTGCTCAATACGTTTTTTGGCTTTTTTCTTTGCAGATTCACTTGATGTGGCCTCTAGTCTAAGCAATGTCTCTGTTGTCATGTCAAACTTATAGCCAAGACTGACTGTATTTGATACTTTTGTATCTACTGCCGCATGATTGGCAAACGAGGTGTCGTAATAGGATGAAAGTTCATATAAGTTGTATGGCGGGGTGATTAGGTCAAAGATTCCGTATCCATTTCTATATACCTGCCCAGGATTAATTTTCTTTGAGTTTGCATCTCCACTTTCTGACTGACCAATTGCATTTGCTTCAGATAAGTATCTTTCAGAGATTTGACCGTCTGCTTGACGAGGAACATTATTGATTGTCGTGTTTGCTTTTTCAGTACGAGCAACTCTGCGCTTAAAGTTTTTATCTATTCCGTTAAAACCAATAAGTGACTCCCAACTCTTGTTAAATGGATCTGAGTTTAGAAATTCATTCTCAATGATTGAATCGGCTAACTTTGCATCAATAAGGAGTTCAGACATTATTCAGCATTCCCATATAATGCGGCAGTCTTCTTTGCAGCATCAACTGCACCAAGATCATTCATTGATGGAATCAATCCTTGGTCAAGACGATCAAGTTGTTCAGCATACTCTTCATCTGTAGACCTGTTTGCACCAGCATAGAACCACGCTTCACCCTCTGGTTGACCATATGTTGTGGCTGCTTGACGAATCTTTGACATTTGACCAATATCTCCTTTTACGGAGGGAATATTGAGAAGTCTCCCTTCATTATCCTTAAATAATCTTCCACTTGGAAGCCTCCAGAAATAAAGCCCCCATTCGTAGCCAAACATATTCCTTTGACCAGAGCCTTTATCTATATGCGTTATCTTAGTTTTACCAATTTTTGGGGTTTTTGTATTACTCATAACCACTATTGTACCAGATTATGCAGGTTTCCTTGTATCCTGTGACCAAACGGTATCAGAGTAGGCAGAGAATCCATAAGATCCTAT